TTAAGAGATGTTTTTGACAACTGTTGCCACCAGATTGAGGTAGCTACACTTATTCGTGAGGGATTTCTTGTGCCACCAAAAACATTTGTTATTGATGTCGGTGTACAAGATGAATTGAGTTATGTTCGTAAGACTGCTGATGACTTTGATATGAGTCAGGTTGAAGAAATTATGAACAAGAGAGTTATCAACCAAAGAGTTGTAGAAGAATGGAAAGAAAAAGCATCAGATAGAAAAACAGTTATCTTTTGTTCGACTATTGCACACGCAGAGGATGTACATAAAGAGTTTATAGAAGAGGGTATTCTTGCAGAAATAGTAACAGGAGATACCCCCAAAGAAGAAAGACGGCAAATACTCGAAGATTTAGAGCATGGAGATGTGCAAGTCGTTGTGAATGTAGCAGTGCTTACCGAAGGATTTGATGCCCCTCCTGTGTCTTGTATCGTGCTTATGAGGCCATGTTCATATAAATCAACAATGGTACAGATGATTGGTAGAGGGTTGCGAACAATAGACCCAGAGTTATACCCAGGTATTGTGAAGAAAGATTGTGTCGTTCTTGACTTTGGTTACAGTTTACTCACGCATGGTTCTATTGACGAATCAGTTGATTTAGATGGCAAGGATAAAGAGACAGAGGGCGAGGCTCCTACAAAGGTATGTCCAGAGTGCGACTCAACTGTACCAATGAATGTAAAAGAGTGCCCTGTTTGTGGTCATGTTTTTGAAAATGATAGAAGTGAAAATGCTGAAATGTCACGATTTGTGATGACAGAGATTGACGTATTCGACAGTTCTCCTTTTCGTTGGATAGATATGATGGGCAATGGAAAAATGCTCATGGCTTCTGGGTTTAATGGTTTTGGTCTTATTGCTACAGTTGGCGAAAATTCTATTGCTATGGTTAAAAAGAAGAATGGTAAACCAAAAACAGTTGCTATCGGTACGAAAGTACAAGCTATTGCATCTGCGGATGATTTCTTGAGACATATTGAAACTTCAAATGGAGCAAATAAGAGTAAGCGTTGGTTAAATGAATTAGTATCAGATAAGCAAAGAGATCATTTAGCTAGGCATGGGGTTAAAATAAATCAATTTGATTTCTCTTGGGATAAATATAAAGCTGCTTGTTGGTTAAATTATTATTGGAATAATCAAGCTATTGATAATATTGTTGTAACAAATGGATATGATAATGCAGCGTAATGAAGTTTTGAAAAAAGCAAAAAGCAAAATAAATGGTGATCGTCACAAGGATTATGGTGAAGCCTATGAGAACCATCAGAACATAGCGAGATTATGGTCTGTTATATTACAAAAAGAAATAACAGCAGATCAAGTATATCAATGTATGATAGCAGTTAAATTAGGCCGTCTTATCCACAGTCCTAACCATGAGGATAGTGCTATAGATATATGTGGATATGGTGCTCTTTTGGGAGAATCAGATGGAAAGGGTTGAGATACATATTGATATGCGTATGTTGCCAGGAAATACAGATGACGAGATATATGATATTAGTATTAAAGCGATAACAAGAATAAATAATGTAGATATTCAAGCTGAATTAAGAGAAGCAGTATATTCTATTATTGAAAAAGAAGAAGATGAACACGATTGCCGTTTTTTGTTTGGTGAAGTTCGTATTCATCATAAAGACCAGAAAAAAGTGTATGCGATAGGTAATTCGGAATTTATGACACACTATCAACAAGAAGGTTTTGGGGAGACATACCATTGACATTTAATCCAAAAATAGACAGCGGAGTTATAGAACCTATACCTGCATTTGCGAACTTTTGTAAAAATGTAGGTTGGGATACGAAACTATCAGAATTAACTGAAGAACAGATGAGAGCATTAATATTTATTGTACAAGAGGCGAGGAGCATAACATATGGTCACAAAGACATCCAAAATCTTGAACTTGAACACGTTAAGTGGTCAGGAGGTCATTGGCCTCCGTCAGCAGGGATTCCGTTCTGATATTGTAGAACAGTTTCACGAAGCTATTGATACCGCTATTGTTGAAAACAATAAGAAAAAGCCAACAAGGAAATACATTGGGGGTTCCTCTCTAGGTGATGATTGTGTTCGTAAGATACAATACCGCTTCATGGGTGTAGAACCAGACAAGGAGAAAGAGTTTACTGCTAAGACATTAAGAATATTTGAGTTCGGACATAATATAGAAGATCAAGCTGCAGGATGGATAAAGTTAGCAGGGTTCGACTTACGCACAGAGGACAAGCAAGGCGAACAATTTGGTTTTAAAATAGCAGATGGACAGATAAGAGGTCATATTGACGGTGTTTTGTGTGGAGGGCCTTTAAAAATTCCATATCCTATGCTTTGGGAATGTAAGTCAGCAAATGACAGGAAGTTTAAGGAATTTGTTCGGGTTGGCGTAGCTCAAGCTAATAAAGTTTATGCAGCACAAATTGCAGTATACCAAGCGTATATGGATTTAACAGAAAACCCAGCATTGTTTACTGTCGTGAATAAGAATACGAGTGAAATACACTTTGAACTCGTGTCATTTGATAAAGCTCTGGCACAAAAAATAAGTGATCGTGGTGTTCAAATCTTGACAGCAACTAAATCTTCTGAAATTCTACCAAGAATTTCGCATACTAGGGAGTATCATTTGTGTAAATGGTGTGAATTTCAAAACACCTGTTGGAAATAAAAAAAGGAGGAGAGGCTAATCTCCTCCTAAAGTATTGAGGTTACTATAAGGAGAATATAATGCGTGTTTTAAGTTTTGACAATACTAAATCTAGTATGTCAGCTATAGATTTGGTCGAAGAAATAAGTAAAAAAGTACCAGCATCTGTACAAATCGAGATATTAAAAGAAACATATCCACATGGGGAGGTTCGGGGGAATCAATTTGTAATCGGGTCTTTGGCAGGAGAAGCTGGCAAGTCATTAAAGATTGATATGACTCCTGGGCCTTATTTTCTTAAAGGAACGGACTTTAACGGTGGTGAAGGAGTCGGGGGTATTGTTAAGATTATGATGGAAGGAAGAAACATGAAACTTCCTGAAATCAAGGAATACTTTTCAGATTACCTAGATGGAAGTCGAAGAAATGTTCGGAATATAGAGCATGATTACCCGGCAACGAATCCATTTAAAAACGAATCAACTAGGAAAAAATACGATATAAATACGCCACATGACGGTGAACATCACTATTTATCAGTAGATGGTGAGGTGTTGGCGACAGTTCGTAGGTACAATATTCGTGATGATTTCGGCAATGTTGAGGTTGATGCGAGTGGCAAGCCCAAGAAAGAGTTTAGGCAGTTTACGGCAAACAATCCGTATCCAAAGATGCCTGATGTACGCCCATTATATAATATACCGAACATATCTTCATCTGACAGAGTTATATGGGTTGAAGGTGAAAAGTGTGCAGACGCTCTAAATTCGCTTGGATTTACGGCAACTTGTCATATGGGTGGTGCTGGTATGTTATCGAAGAACTCGGCTCCTAGCTATGATTTTTCGCCTCTAAACGGCAAAGAAGTTATATTGTGGCCTGATAATGACAAGGCAGGTAAGAAAGTTGCTGATCTGATACAACACTTGGCACTGCAAGCAGGGGCTAAGTCGGTTACTATGTTAACGCCACCACCAGGTAAGCCTGAAAGGTGGGATGCTTCAGACGCAGTTGCAGAGGGATTTAATGTTAGCAGTTTCTTGAATGATGCTCGGCAGAAAGTTCATAAGTCGGTCAATTTGCTTGATGAAAGTCTATCTATCCGTAGGTTCGTGGATAAAGCACCAGAACAAAAGTTCGTGGTTAATAATGTTATGCCTTTGGGTGTTCCCGCACTTTTCGCTGCGGCAGGTGATTCTGGTAAAGGTATGATGACTATGGATTTAGCTATGAAAATAGCGTCTGGTAAGCCAATGCAGAGTGCTTTCGGTGGTGAAATAGCATCTTTCGGTAATACAGTTGTGTTTACGGCTGAAGATGACGAAGCAGAGGTACATAGAAGAATACAAAGGCTTGATCCTGATAACGAAAGATTTGAATACGAGCATGATATGAAAATTATACCATTGCCCAACTATGGTGGTGTGTTCCCAATTATGCAAGTTGGTTCGGATAAGAGTTATTATAGTGGAGAAGAGTTTGAAAAATATTACGATCAGTTGTTACAGATTAAAGATTTAAAACTGATTGTGTTTGATCCGTTAGCGTCTTTTGTCCATGCTGATGTAAATGCTGACCCGGCAGCGGGTGCAGCTCTTATGGGTTTAACTGCTAAAATGGCTACAGAAACAGGGGCTACAGTTCTGTTATGTCACCATATGGCTAAAATTAAAGACAATGACCCACCTAGCACACCTGAAGAAGCTAGAAATCTTATTCGGGGTACATCTGCATTGGTTGATGGTGTTCGGTTTGCGTATGCAGTTTGGAATGTAAGACACTCTGAAGGTGAGAAAAGGTCTGATAAAATAGGTGTAGAATACAAAAGAAATATGTTTTTTGATGGAGCCGTTGTGAAATCAAATGGCCCTGCAGACCGTGAAATCCGAAAATTTGTTCGGGATATGAATACAGGACTCCTGGTGGATAGAAGTGATGAGTTGATTACAATAGAAAAATCTGAGAGAGAAGAAAAGATTATTGAATTATACAGGTGGATAGAAAGATGTGAAAGAGAAGGTAAAGCACTTACACATCAAGCTGGTCAAAATGCACTTGAGATTAGAAAAGATGATTACGATTGTCCTGAGATATTAAAAAATGTTAAAAAAGAAAGTTTTACCAACTATGTAAATAAGTTATTGAAAGATAAATTTATAGAAAAATATACTTTAAGTAGATATGGAAATGGTAAAGTTTGGTTGGGTACTTTGAATGGTCTTATGTCCAGAGGAGAGTATGTAAATGTAACTGCCAGGGATAATTTGTAAAAAAAAACTTGCAATCATTACAAACAATTGTTATCTGTTAAATAGATTTTTAAATTATCAGACTTATTTGCGTGAGGTTCAAGAAATTTAAAAATCGCCTTTTGTTGTTGATTTAAAACGGTGGTGTAACAGCCACCGTTTTTTTTTGTTTTTTTGTTTGACTTATATAAATACTTGGTATAGTTTGGGATTATATGGTATTTAAAAAGGAAAAAAAATGATACAATTAGGTGACAGAATAAAAGTAATTGACCAAGAGATCTATGGCGAGGTGTTGAGAATACACCCGACAGAAGTAGTCATAGCAGATGAAGATGCAGAAACTTTGGATAATGAATTGTGTTTCAAACTAACAGAAGTAGAGGAGATAGATTTATAAAAAATTTAATTTTTAAATATTAAGGAGAGCAGAATGACTGATATGACTGATGAAGAGTTAAAAGATAGAATTAAGAAACTCAACAGAAGGTTGGAAGAGGAAACTGATAAATCCAACCCAGATAAAGAGTTAGCATCTATGCTAAAGACTGATTTAATCAACGCACTCAGAGAACTTGTTAAGAGAATGGAGAGTGGTTGGAAAAAAAAGAACTATAACTGATGTTAGTTATAGAAACATTTATGATGGTATTCTTTACATCTACACTAGAAATAGTTGCAGTAGCATTTAGAGATTACGATCTATGTGTGCAGACTATTATGCACTTACAAGGGGAATTATCAGACCAATGCTATACGAGGTATAACTACATGGATATTCCCCCACCAAGACCAACAATATTAGAAAGGTAAAAAATATGGCACTAAATAGAATTGAAGATTGGGATGATATTCTAGATCCACCGAAAAAGAAACATAGTCCGTCACGAATAAGTAAAAAAGACAGAAGAGAAATGCTTAAATATGCGAATGTTTTGAAAGAAATTCGCAACAATACAAGCGAACATTGTCCAATAACATATGACCAAGTATGTCAATTAGCAGAGATGCTTTGGAAACTTGCAGATCATTATGACTTTGAACAACCAAAATGCGATCATGGACACAGAGATTGGTGGACAGATTACGAGTTGGTAGAAGATTTACCAAAGAATAAAAAATAGGTTGGTGCAAACTTGGGGGCAACTCTCTGGCCCCTTTTTTTTTAAAAGGATAAGAAATGACCGATACGAGTGAAAGACTAGCTATTCAAAGGATAATGGCTGATCTCAGATATTTGCCAAAAGAGAAGGCAGATAAAATTAAATCAATTTTAAATGAAGAAGGAGAAAAAAATGGGTGAAGTAATTAAAAATCTTAGCCACATAATGAAAACGGTTCCAACATTGGTAGAAGACCTCTATTGGGATTATGACCGAATGAGTGGAAGTGGTAAGGAAACATTAGATAAAATAATGGACTTAATCATAAATTCCCCTAGAAATTTCGTTACCTACAACAAGGAAAGACCAAAGGTAGTACATTGGGAAGGAAAGGAGCCACCAACACTTGAGGAGGCTCAAGAAATCGTTGGGGGCAATATAGAACTCGTTGGAGATTATTGCCATAAAATCAAAGACGCAGATATTATCGTCAATGAAGAAGGTTTAATTCTTGGTTTGGATATAAATATAGCTGCCTTTAAAATTTGCACAATACCACTAATGGGCAACGTATTAGTGTTAAAAGGAAAGCAGAGGTTACAATGAAAACCAAAGTAAAAAATCATATTGGTGCTTTTATGCATTGTGCCAACTGTTTAGAAAAATTGCCAAAAGGACAATCCCCTAGAGAATGGGGAAGATACGAAGCAGGTTGGACTAAAAAAGGCTTTCAAATCTGGTGTACCAGATGCGAAAACAATGTTGTGCACATTGATCTACTAGGACAAAAAGTAGACTATGCCTCAGAAAATGAAAAGAAACATTAAAATGCCTATACCATATGAAAATAGATATTATATGTTGAAACTCGGTGTTAAGGTGGGCAATATATTTGACCACCTTGATAAAAATGAAATTAATTGGCTAACGTCAGAAGCTAGTAATATAAAAACAGATATCGGAGTAGTTATAGCCTCCATTATCAAAGATGCTTATTATGAATATGAGGAAGAAAAATGAAACAGGATGTAAAATTATCTATAAAAGAACAATTTAAATTAAAACCAATATCAAGAGCAAAACCCCCAAAATATAAAAAGGTGAGTAGTCGGAAAAGGGGCAAATCTAAATATGGTTAGGAACGTAAGCAGGGAGAGCGTAATTGTGAAAGTTTTTTTAGAGAGTTTGAACTCACAATTTGGTCGTTTTTGTATTCATTGTTCGACAATATCCCCTGCACCAAAAGCAATCCCACAGATACAAATTAAACAGTTTGTATCCACCTAGATTGTGACTTTGGCGACTAAGACACGATACGTCCAGCCCTCCCATATTATCGTATGGGGGGGCATTTACTGTAAATACTGTAAACTGTAATTACAGTAAATTTTTCCTTACAGTAATAAGTCATTGTTTTAATTGAATAAAACCGATTTACTGTAAATGGGTTTTTTACTTACAGTTAGTTTAAACAGTTCGTGTAAGTCATTGTTTTTAAACGAACTGTATAACTGTAAATACTGTACCCCCTAAAGGGGGTTAGTGGGGGCTTACAGTAGCCCCCCCACCCCACTTACCTAGCACCTTGTCAGTAGCACAAAAGTTTGATAATATCCCACATAGCATAAATAGGAGAATTATTCGGGATGCCAAAGTTCGGAGAGAATATGACAAAGGAACAATCAGTAGCAGGGTTCCGTAGGTTGAATAAGAAACAACAGGAATTTCTAAATAACTATGTGCATAAAGATATGACCCAAACCGCTGCAGCTAGAGAGGCAGGATATTCTAACCCAACAGTTGACGCGGTAAGGCTCTTACGCATTGTTTCGGTACAAGAACGCCTAGATGAAATGCGAAGCGAGTTAGAGAGCAAATTTGGTGTAA